TGGCAAGAGAGCGGGACAGGGCACGTGAGCTGCTGGCGCGGTGTGAGAACGAGATGCGCTACGCCGGGTGGACTAGGTTTGAGTCGGATAACCCTGCTCGCAACGGTGTGTACGAACAAGTCAAGGAGTTTTTAAAATGAACCGAACCGCTGTCGAAGCGATCGGTCTTGTACTGGCCACGCTGAACTTTGATGACGTGTACCCCACCCAACGCGAACTCTTGCGCGAAGCCTTGGAAGCCGCAAAGAAAAGTCAGGAACAGATCGCCACACTGACGGCGATGTGTGAAGCGCTTAACAAAATTCACGAGACGGCTGTGGAAATGCTAAAGCCTGCCGTCGATGCGGCCTATCAGAAAGGCTACGCCGATGCGATGGAAGGAAAGACGGTATGACATGTTCCACCTGCGAACGATACAGACTCAGTGCCGCAATGTGGCGCAACGAAGCGTACAAACACGCGGGCACGCCTCTACCTTGGGAACCAGAAGAATTACTGCGCAAGGAGTACGAGCGCGGATACGCCGATGCGATGGGGTGGAAACTCCAGAACCACCTTGAGCACCTGCCACCAAACAAGGAAACACAATGACCAAAGACATCAACAGCCCATTCAACTGGCGCCTGCGCACTGGCCCCAGCATTTTTGCACAAGACCCGTACTTCAGGCCCAAGGCGGACGGCAAGACCGACAGCCAGCGGGCCACCGACACGGTAGAGAAGCGCCGGGTCAACGGTATTGATCCGGGCACGATCAGCAACCTTGGCAAGCACACCAAAGAGAAAGAGGCGCAGCTGCTGGCATACAAGCAGTTCGGCACCTACTCCAAGGCCGTCCCGTCAACCAAACGCCCGAACAAACACGAGAAATGAGAACCAACCTTTCCCACAGGCTGCGTGCAATACTGCGCGGCCACCCTGACGGGCTCCCCGTCTCGGCACTGATGGACATGACGAACTCGAACAGTCGTGACAACGTAACAAGGAGACTGCATGAAATGCCCGACACATACATCGACAGGTGGGAAGGCCCGCGCCGTGGACAGTACAGCGCCATCTGGTGTATTGTCGCCCCGCCAGATAACTGCCCTCATCCAACAAAACAAGTGGTGGCCGTTCGATCGAGTGGACGGCAAGCTGCTGGTCAGGATGCACAAGCAGACTGAGCAACAAATCAACGAAGACGCAGAGGACGCACTTTTATGAACGATGAAATCCGCACAACTGCCAACGACATCCAGATCGGCGGTCAACACTACAAGACGATGCCCGTCCAACCATGGGACGTGATGGAGTCGGTACTCACGCCTGACGAGTTCGTCGGCTTTCTCAAAGGCAACGTCATCAAATACAGCATGCGCGCTGGCCGCAAGGAAGGCAGCGATGACGCCAACAAGGCGCGGCACTACATGATGAAGCTGGAAGAAGTGCGCAACAAAAAGGCGCACGCACAGAACACCAAGGGCTGAGATTCATGGTTGCACAAGACGTACGAACCTTGCAGATGCGACTACGTTTTGTGGAGTTGGCGGGTGCTCAGCCCGAGGTTTGCCCAGCCAACTCGAACCTCCTCACCGCGACAGGGGGCGCGGAATCTGCTGTCCCCCTACCCTTAACCTTTTGGAGAAACAAACCATGAAGAAAGCACAGTGGAAGAAAGACCCACGCGAACGTACGTTTGGCAAAGACCCGCGTGAAGTTCTCAACGACGAGCTGACCGCCGCGCTCAAGAAAGCCAACGACATCATCCAAGACCAGAACCGACGGGTTGACTGGTTAAAAGGGCACCTCGAACAAAAACAAGAACAGGCCCGAGAACTCTACAAGTTCCGTGAAGCCTACATGCGGCTGCGCGCCATGGGCGTGGTGGTGACGCACGACGACGAGTTCAAGCACTTGCAAGGCGAGGACATGGACGCGTTCTTCAAGATGAACCTCGGGCCAAAGACGCCGACAAGTTTAGAAGACCTGATCAACGAAAAGCTAAAAACGAAGTTCCAGAAAGCGTACCAACAGGCATTGCTGTACGGCAACAGCGCAACACAAGTTTTCTACGACGACAAGACGGACACACTCACATGGCTGCCACCCCAGAAGCCCTAGTCAAAAAGAAAATCCGCGCCATCCTCGATGCGCACGGCGTGTATTACGCGATGCCGATCGGCACCGGGTACGGGAACTCTGGCGTGCCAGACTTCTTGTGCTGCGTCAACGGCATGTTTCTAGCCATCGAGGCCAAGGCCGGCAAGGGTAAGACCACGGCTTTGCAAGACATGCACATCGAGAAGATACGAAACAACGGCGGCGCAGCCGTCATCATCAACGAAGCAAACGTGGGCGAAGTCCCAGACATGCTCAAAACTGTGGGGGATTTGCGATGGAAGTAGACAAAGAGCTGGCGCAGGCGGCGATCAAAGCCATCGAGCGCTTGTCCCGTGAGGGCACAACGAAACAGAAAGAACATTTCACGCAGGTGCTGGCCAAACTGGCCGACTGCTACGGAGACGACTCCACATCCCACGCACTGGTGATCGTGCAGAGTGACGATTCGCTGTACACCCTGAGCATCAACACCGACCAGTGGGAAGCCGCTGGCCTGATCCAGATGTGTTACGACAACATGAACCTGAAGGTGTTCCAACAAATGCCTGACAACTACCATGCCCATTAAGGAGAGCAACCATGAGTGCAAAACGTGAATATCTGTGGGCCGTCTTTGACGAGACCCCGCAAAGCCCGCAGCTTGTTGAGGCGGCGCTGATTTTCTTCCACGCCGAAGTATCTGTTGAGCAGGCGCGGGAGTACATCAAGATTCTGGCCACAAAAATTAAGAAGTACGCGCATGAGTAAACCGTTTGACCGCATCCTGACCGTTGACTTCGAGACCCGGTGGGACAGCAAGGAATACACCCTCTCGAAGATGACCACTGAGGAGTACATACGTGATCCACGCTTTAAGGCGTTCGGCCTCTGCGCCCATGAACTGGGGTCTGATCAACCGATTGTTTGGTACGGCCATGACGAGCTGGCTGATTTTGTTGCCAGCATTGATTGGTCACGCACAGCTGTGCTCGCCCACAACGCCCAGTTTGATGTGTCAATCCTTGCGTGGCGCTACGGTGCTAAGCCTGCTTTCATTTTTGACAGCCTATCTATGGCTCGCGCTATACGCGGTGTGGAAGTCGGGAACTCTCTGGCCAAACTCGCCGAGGATTTCGGACTGCCCGCCAAAGGCAGAGCAGTGCACAGCACCAACGGCCTCGAAGAACTGACGCCAGTTATCGAGGAAGAGTTGGCCGAGTACTGCAAGCACGACGTGTACCTGTGCGAACAAGTGTTCAGCAAGCTGATGGTGGGGCTCGATCCCAAGACCGGCAACTTGCGTGGCAACTACCCCAAGTCAGAGCTGCGCCTGATCGACATGACGCTCAAGATGTACACCAACCCCGTCCTCCAACTTGACCAGAGCATGCTGGTGGACGCACTGCAAGAAGAAAGGGAAAAGCGTGAAGGACTTTTACAGAGGCTCGGCGTGGACGAAGCTGCGCTCGCGTCGAATCAGCAATTTGCAGAAACACTTCGTGCCATGGGTGTCAGCCCCCCAACCAAAAAGAGCAAGACAACTGGCAAGCAAACGCTTGCGCTGGCAAAGAATGATGCGCTTTTTCAAGCGCTCCTCAACGGCGACAACGAGGATGTGGCGGCACTATGTGAAGCACGACTCAAGGTCAAGTCAACTACAGAGCGCACACGAGCACAACGATTCCTCGATATCAGTCGTCGCGGCCCCTTGCCTGTCCCCCTTTCGTATTACGGCGCAAAGTCGGGGCGTTGGTCTGCGGCCAAGGGCTCAGCCATCAACATGCAAAACCTCAAGCGAGGTTCGTTCCTACGCAAAGCAATTATGGCTCCCGAAGGCCACCAGCTTGTCGTCGGTGACTTGTCGCAGATTGAGCCGCGCGTACTCGCTTGGCTGGCGGACTACGAAGACATGCTCCTCATCTTCCGGCAGGGCGGTGACCCTTACGCGGCGTTCGGCGCACAGATGTTCAACATACCCGGACTTACTAAGGAAAGCCACCCGGACCTACGGCAGTCTGCAAAAAGCGCTTTGCTGGGGTGTGGGTACGGACTTGGCTGGGCCTCGTTCGCAAGTCAGCTACTGGTCGGCTTCCTCGGGGCCCCGCCACAGCGTTACAACAAAGAGTTTGCGAAGAAACTGGGCGTCACTGGCAAATACATCGAGGCGTTCCTGAACTTCAAGGACAACGAGAAGAAGCTGCTGGAGATTCCCCACACCTGCACAGACGAGGAGCTGCTGGTGCACGCCGTGGCGGCCAAGATGATCATCGACAAGTACCGGGCTACCGCCTACCCCGTGGTGGCCTTCTGGAACATGTGCGGAGAACTTCTGGAGAAGTCGCTTGCAGGCGGCAAAGAGGTGGTGTATAAATGCCTTACCTTCAAAAAGGAGGAGATCGTATTGCCTAACGGCATGAGCCTGCTTTACCCTGACCTGCGCAAAGTCAAGGACGAAGAAACAGGCGCCATGCAGTGGGTGTACGGCGAAGACGAGACCAAGCTCTACCCGGGCAAGATCACGAACAACGTGGTGCAGGGAACAGCGCGGATCGTGATGACGGATGGTATGCTGCGGGTGTCAAAGAAGTACCCCATAGCAGGGACGGTGCACGACGAACTGATCGCCGTGGTGCCTGACGAAGAAGTTGCTGACGCTAAGACTTGGGTCTTGGCGCAAATGACTATGGAGCCGAAGTATTTGCCGGGGATACCTCTGGACGCTGACGGTGGCGCACACCGCCGATATGGCCTTGCCAAGAACTGACAGGAGAACAACCATGAAAGCAATGAAG